CCTTTGTTCTTTAGTTGGTACGTTAATCCAAACACTGCATCCTCTGCACTTCTCCATGCGATGACCGGCTGAATAAACTCTACCAAATCTACCTCATCGGGCAGCAAGGCCTGGTTATTATACTGAGTAAGCAAGTAATTGTAGAACGTAGTGCCCAGGATAGGCTGTACTCTTAATGCCGCTTGTGTCGCAATGTATGGAGTTACGTCATTAACATCCACATTGGCTGTAATGGGTGTGTTTGTTTTGAGGTATGCCTCAGTTATAAAGTACAGCATTATACTACAGGTGTTTGTGCTGCTGCATTTGCAGCCGCTTGTGTAACATCTCCCCCATCTACAGGAGTTAAAGAAGCTAGAGCTCTAATCTCATTGATGGTCATGGTCTCAAGTACCTTTGTAGCTACCAATGGACTTAATGAGTTCAATGCATCATTAGTCTTAGAGCTATCACCCTCAAGCTCCACGATAGTCTCGTTAATGATTTGAAAATTATTAATAGTAAACTCAGCAGGAATGCGAGCAATACCCAAGAGCTCATTAAAGATAGTTGTAACCTGTTGACGTAGCTCCATTACTACATTCTTTTCAAAGATAACATAGGCTTGCTTGATGTCACTACCACTACCCAAGCTACCTGTGGTACGGATACCCATAAGGATAGGGTCAATAGTGTGACTAAAACAAATCTGTTCAGTGTTTAGTGCAGATGCCTCATGGAATAGCTTATCATTACCATTAGTAGGTAGGCTTTCTATCTTTGGAAGTTGGTCCGCACTGTTAGCAAAGAATGCAACTGCCTTACCTGCATTGGCTGCACCCTTAAGGCGGTCAATAGTTTCCTTGATCATGTGCTTTTCCTCCTCAGACTGTGGACGTTTTGGAAACATCATAGCAAAGCTAGGGAATACACTATTTTGGATGTTACTTTTAGCGAAGTAAGATAGCTCACCACTAAGAAAAGCAAAGTTTAAAGCCGATGTATAGGTAGGGAGTGAGTAGTAATCTTGGCCTACCGACTTAACTTCGTAGCTAAATAGTTGGCATGCATCTTTACAAGTGATGTGGTAAGGCTTAATCTCCTCAATGCCTATTCTCCTGCTCCAATCATCACACAAAAAGTACATTTTTTTATCTCTCCCTACCCTAACTTTCTCAGGAGATACGTTCTCAATTTTCATGAGCTTGCGTTTATCCCCAAAATACAGCTTGAAATATATCCGATTGTGTAGAATTAACTGCTTTGTCACTGCCTTAACGGTGTGTTTTAGGTTAGCTTTTTTCTCAAAAGTAAACATCTCTAGCTTTTCCTGTGGTGTGAGCTTGTCAGTGGTAAGGTTAAAGCCACCACCAATCACAGCATTGGTCTTAAAGTCTACAATGGCACCATGTAAGGGGGAGCTAAAGTACATCTGATTCAATAGCTCAGGATACAGGTTGTCACTTCCAAAGTACTGCCACATGTTAGCATTATACCTGGGGTCAACAACAGGTAAGGTTAAGTTACCTCTCCCTACCGGTAGGAATGGGGTGCTAAATGATTGATAGCCCTCAATTACCTCGGGACCTTTGTTGCTTTTAATAAATCTATCGTACCATGCCATAGTTAATCGTATATTGAGTTACCTGCAGGACCACTTACAACCATTCTCCCCTCCTCAATTACTACTCCTGTAGTCTGAGCTATTGTAAGGGGTAGAACGTATGCTGTTGAGCTCTCATATACCTCATACGTGTACTGCCCTTTAATTAGTATGATATCTGTAGGCTCATCTAGAGCAAACAGGTTGTATCTTTCAGGGTAAGCACTTGTATCAGGAGCTGTGAATAGCTGTGGTGTGCTTGTGGTATTCATTTCATTCGTGAATACAAATAAATAATGCGGTGTGGGTACAGTTGTTACCTCTGTTAAGGTTAGCACAAACTGATTAATTACTCCCTGTTCAATGTAAATCACACCTATATTAAATTAGACTTATCAAATGTTCATAAAAAAAGCCCCACCATTACGGCAGGGCTCTAATATATAGAGAGGCAGGATATTAAACTATGATACTCCGATTGCAGCAAGTGCTCCAGCACTCATATTAACCTCATATGCTAGGTACTCATTCTCCGCAACGAGTGTAACGGAATATTTACTACCATCTGCACGATTTTGGCCCGAGCCTTCACCTGTAGCAGATACCTGCAAGTATGGGAAGTACCAATAAAGACCATTAGCATCAAGGATGATAGCTGTAAGATACTGCTGTCCTGAGCCTAAGATTTTGATTGCACGAGACTTAGCAGCCTCTCTGCGATGGAACATTAAGTTAATAGTTGAAGTCACAAAAGAGCTACCATTAACTAGGTCAATAGTGCTATCCTCTGTAAAGTTAGATGTGTTTCTGCGAATGTAGTAGTTTTCAAAAAGTACAGGAGTAGCCTGAAGAGCGATAGCTGTTATTGACCATCCTGCACCCGCCGATGGATCTGCAGGAGTGATAGATAGTATCTCATCTTGTTGGTTAATCCAAATACCATAAATCCCACCACTGTTATTCTCGCAAGATTTTAAGATTGCTTCTAATGCTTGACAAGCCATTGTGTTAAAGTATTATATAAAGGGGGTTGCCCCCCTCTATGAGTTATTATTAAGAATAGTAAACAATATCACCTGGATTCACAAAGCTAAAACCAACTTTCATGTTAGCACGAGTACGGATAACCGGCTCAGCAACAGTATCAGCTAAGTTAACTGCACGCAAATCAGATGGGTCTCCCTCACCATCAAAGGCAAAGATTAAATTATCTTTCAATGTGATTACAAAAGTGTTGTTTGACATCCCTGGACAAAGTACAATCTTGATACCTAAGTAAGTCAAAGATAAATCTTGAGTGATAAATGCATTAGTGTTACCACTAGCTACACCTAATCGGTAGATGTTAACTAATTGTGTTGGTAAATAGATACGTAGGTCAGCAGTACGTGATGCAATAGCTGCAGGTACCAAAGCAAAAGCAGCCTCTAATTTTGCACCTAATCCATTGACTCCTGAGAATGTAGTGATAACACCTGTACCACCTGAGATAACAGGATCAATTCCAGGACCAGGAGTAAGACCATTACCAAGTAAAACCTCATAACCATCACATAAAGCAAGTGCAGGAGTAGCTGATCCTACATCACCTTGCCATCTTAATGACTCAATTTGTCCGTTAACAGCGTTAGCCATTTCACTCCAATAGAAGTTAAAGAAGTTAGCTACAGAGAAATCACCGTTAGATCCTGCTGCCATCTGTAAAGATACAAATGATTGCTCAAGGTCAAACTGACATACTTGAGCCATTGCAGAAAGAGCACATACGTCTACTTCATGTGAGCTTAATTCATCTGTGTTTATGTTAGGGAAGTTACATGGAGATGCAGCCAATAAGTCTGTACCAAAAGTAACAGTACCAATTTTAGTTTTGTACTTGATACCAGGTAGAGTACGGAAGTTATCAGCAATCTCAGTACCACCTAAGTAAGCCTGTGCATAGAATGCATCAGCGTTAGGGGTTAATTCTGCACTTGGCAGAACGTTTAAATCAAATCTTAATTTACGCATTTTGTTTGTTGTTATTTTGTTGTGTTAAATTTTACAAAGTTACTTAGTCTTTGATGTGCACTCAAGGCCACATCCTCTACAATCTCCTCATCCTCTACCTCAGTAGACAATATCTCATCTAGTTGGTTACGCATCTCTGCAATCATTGCAGCTACAGCGTTCATGTGCTCATCTAATAAAGGTCGTACAATAGCAATGATAGCCTCTGCATCTACTACAGGGTCTACCGCCATTGTCTCTTCTACTGTATCCTCTTCGATTACAGTTTCTTCTAGGGCTACCTCTTCTGAGGTCTCCTCTATTTCAACATCACGTATCTCAATAACCTCCCCGTTTTTTACAACGTAGATTTTATCCATGATAGTGTGTTCTCCATCAGGTAACTTGTTCATATTTGTTTTTGTTTTTGTTTGCTCTTTTAATTTCATGCCAAGGTACCCCTCAATGGAGAAGCCTATCTGATCTTGTGCTACTAGCTCAGCATAGTATTCCTTATCAGTAATCTGGGCAGTCACCATTAGCGTACCCGAAGGTACCTCAATGCCAAATGTTGAGTAGGCCTTATCTTGTTTTGGGTTATCTACTATCCATGCCTCAAGTACGTAGGCAGGAACGGTCATAGTGGTATCATGCTCAAGGTTAAATAAGTCACGATTAACCATTTGTTTCATGAACTTACCATGAATTAGCTCTATCTCCTCTTTGGTAAACTTGACATTGTACTCCTCTTCTGTGTCCTCATCCAATCGGTATATCTCCATAGGTATCAAAGCAGGTGCAGTGATACGATACTTGAGCTCATCACTAAAGAATAACGGCTTAGCTTGGGAATTGAATGCCATGCCCTTTACTTTGATGGCAGGATTAGAGGTAAAAGCTATTTGTTCTATGCCAAGGTCCTCACCATTTTCAGCGTATGCTGGGTCAATAGTAATTGTATAGGTCGGGATTTTATCTTTAGCCATTACCTATATTAAAAAAAACGTATATTTGTTCAAATTTTATAACATGGTAACTATTTTAAACAGGGAGATTCCCAACCAAATTGAAGAGCTCACTATTGAGCAGTTTGAAGCAATCACTGATATCAATAACAATCAGGAACTTGACCCCATTGATAAGCACCTACAGGTGTTTGCATACCTGGGGATACCTGAGTCTGAGTTCTGGGATTATGATGTGGCTGACTTTGTCGGGATGGTCAGAGACTTTAACTCATCTGAGCAGAAAGACTATCCAACAGTGGAGGAGATAGAGCTTGATGGCTATGTGTACAAAGCACAATTAAAGTTAACTGTACGGGATACTAAGATGAT